TAATCGAGAAATTATCCGAAGACGACTCGGATAAAAACCCATCACAGCGCAAGCGAGCCAGAGCCCGAGCCGCGCGCGAAGCTCAGGAAAAAGTAGGCTAAAAAAATGCCCATCACCACACTGATTACAGCTAATGAGTGTTTAAACCGGGTGGCGGCCGAGATTGGCGTCGCCCCGGTGGTGGACCCGTTCGCCTCGGTGGACCCAACGTTTAAACAGCTTCGCTACCTGCTCAACACCGCAGGCGAGGAACTTTACCAGGCGTACCCGTGGGAGCTGTTGAACCGCTCGCACCAGATCACCACAACCGCACTCGATACCGGCGACTACGATCTACCCGATGACTTCGGTTACATGATCAATCAGACCGGATGGGAGCGTAATCAGAATGTGCCGCTATGGGGGCCGTTATCGCCACAGGATTGGACCTACTTACTAGGTCGTGACTTGGTTAATCAAACCATTTACGCATCGTTTCGGTTTAGCGAGGGCCAATTCAAATTGTTTCCACAGCCGCCGCCCGACGGGCTCGATGTGAATTTTGAGTATATATCCTGCGCGTGGGTAAGCGATGGCCTTGTGCCGGTAACGTACAAAAAAGAATGTACCACAGGCTCAGATATTCCACTGTTCGACAAAACACTGATTACACGCTACACGAAGGTGAAAATCTTAGAAGCGAAGGGGTTCGATTCGACCAAGGCGCAGGATGATTTTAATCAGACGTTCAGTTTTATTACCGGACTGGACAAGGGCGCAGAGATTTTAAACATGGGGCGCAATCGCGGCTTTCCCTATTTGAACGCATGGCGCAATTTGCCGGACACAGGTTATGGCTATTAAGCGCGCTACCGCGAAAACCATGATCAGAGGCCAACAAAAAGCCGCCATGAATCGGGTGGTTCCCGCGCCTATTGGCGGTATTGATGTGTCGCGTGGGCTCGCCTTTGGCAATGAATTAAATTCACTCTACAGCTACAACCTCGTTGCTGCGGAGTACGGGCTGCGGGTAAGGCCCGGTTATCGAGAGTGGGCAATCGGCCTCGATAACGGTAGCTATCTCGGTACACATACCATTATTCCGTTCGGTGGCGACGACGTTGACCTCGCCAACGACCGCCTATTCGCCGTCACTAACGAGGGAATATGGGATGTCACTGCCGAGGCCAATCCCCCGGTGTTGGTGCTTGATTTTACCGCGCCGGGTAATGGCCTTGATATATCCGCCGATGCCGGTTATGGCGTTTACACGAACTACACGCTGCAATCAGGCGAGCGCGTGCTGTTTTACGCGGATCAGAGAAACGGCCTTTTCCGCTATACAGAAAGTACCGATACATGGGCACGAGAGACGTTTATCACGGGGCCGGTGATTGAAAACGTTAACTTTGTCATGCAGCACAAGAACCAGATATGGATGATCGAACGCGACTCATCATCCGCTTGGTATCTGGAAGAATTGGCCGTCGCAGGCGCCGCCACACAGTTTTTTTTCGGCACCAAATTCCGTCACGGTGGCTACTTGGCCGGGCTGTTTACCTGGACTATTGACGGTGGCGCGGGCGTCGATGATTACTTTGTTGCCGTCTCACGCGCAGGCGACACGATTGTGTATCAGGGCAATGATCCGTCGAGCGCCGATGACTGGTCCATGACTGGCCAATGGTTTATTGGCGAGATCCCCAAAGGCCAAAAGTTCGGCTCTCAACACGGCGGCAACCTGTACTTATTATCAGTACAGGGCTTGATGTCGATGGATGAAATTATCCGAGGCGTCGATGGGAAAAACGACCGCGCAGACATTGCGAGCCGAAAAATCGCCTATTACATCCGGCCTTTTTTGCAGGAGTATAAAAACGAGAACGGTTGGGAGCTGCGTTTAACGCCGTCGATTGGCCAGCTTATTGTTAACGCACCACCACGAGTCGACGGGGTGGAAATCCAGTGGGTGAAAAACACCACAATGGACAGTTGGGGCTTATGGCGCACGGTACCGATGTTCTGCGTCGATGAGTGGCGCGGAGAGGTGTACTTAGGCGACGGCCAAGGCCGCGTTCTGATCATGGATAACTTTGTCGACAACGAGTTAATCACGCCGCCTCCGGTGGGCATTAATGGCCAGGCAATCCCCTTTAGTGTGCTGACCTCGTTTAGCACATACGACTCGCCTACGCTGTTTAAACGGGGTAAATACATCCGGCCGCAATTTCTGGCGACCAGCGCGCCGAGCGTAACCACAGCTTTTCGTTACGATTACGATTTGCTCGAGGAATTAAACACTACGCCCGCGCCAACGCCGACCGGCTCAATATGGGATGGGCTAGAGGCATTATGGAATCTTACCGAATGGGATAACTCGGTACCCGAGGGCTACGCCGATGTCAAAGGCGGCTGGAGTATGGGGCGTACCGTGGCCATTGTGATGACTGGCCGCAGCATTGCCGATACGACGTTTATCAGTTGGGACGTGGTTTACGACGTGGGGGCGCCCTTATGATCGAAGGCATTTACCAGTTTAATTGGACCAACGATGGCGAGTGGCTGAAAAGCAAAATCAGTTATATACGCACTGAGGACACATGCGGATTTGTCGCGGTGGATAAAAACCAAAGGCGTGTAGGCGCGGTGATATTCGATAACTTTTTGCATTCCTCCGCGCAATGCTCTTTGATTATCGACTCCCCCAAGGCGATTAAGTTGGGGCTTTTAGAGTGCGGTTTTGATTTTCTATTCAATACGTGTAAACGCAAGTATTTGTTTGCAATGGTGGCGGCCAATAACACGCGCTCAATCCGGTTGACCGAGCGCGTCGGTTTTCGGCCGTGCTTGATCATTCCCGAGGGTTACAACGCCACAACCGACATGATCGTGTATCGCGTCTCGCGGGAGAGTTTGAGCTTTAAACCCAAAGCAAAGAGGGGGGCATATGGGCTGGTGGAGTGATACATGGGAGGGGGTAAAAGACTTCGGCCAAAACATTGTCGATTTGCACACTGATCCGTTTGGTACAACTAAAGATTTATTAGGGCTCGACGACGGCAACAAAGGAAAGCAAGGCTCACAAGGCCAGTACACCACGCCGCAAGGCCAAGCCATTTTACAGCGGCAGGCAGACGATGCGCGCAAAGAAGCGTACCGGCAGAATTTGATTAACGAGCTGCGCACCAATCCGCAGCAGATGCCAGGGCCGCAGCAAAATCCTATGGGAAACCGACCGGGTTTTGAAGTTAAACCGGGAGAAAACCCATTCGCTTTAGCAGCAAAAAGGGTTGGGTTTAATGATTTTGCCGATGTGCCCGCCCCGCCCCCGCAAATGCCAATCGCGCCACCTTCGCGTGCGCCGGTGGATAACGCAATCAACGCAGGGCTAGGCGCGGCAGGCAATGCGATCCAAGGGATCTTAGGCCGCAACCAGGCTGGCCAGCCAATGGTTAACCGTGGACAACAAGCGCAAGCGCAAGCCTTAAGGGGAGGTGCCAGCAGTGAGTAAGGGTGGAGAGGGCGCCGATGTGGTCGGTGCAGCACGAGAGACAGGCGAGCAGGCGCGCCAATTAAATTCCGAGCAGACCGCAGCAAACCGGCCGGACCAGTTTAATCCGTGGGGCTCAACGCAGTGGCAGCAAACCGCAATGATTGACCCTGTGACCGGCGAGCCTACCAGCCGGTGGACGCAAACCGAGTCACTCGCGCCGCAATTGATGGACTCGCTTAATAGCCAAATGAACATTGGCGCCGGACGCGCGGCACTCGCTGAGGGTGCAATGGGCCGCGCCTGGGAGGATTACAGCAATCCGTTTGACTGGGAGCAATACGGCGATGTGCAGCAGTTTGACTACGATCCAACGCAGCAACGCCAGGCGGCCGAAGACGCAGCTTATCAACGCCAAGTGAACCGGCTAGACCCGGCTTGGCAGACGCGGGAAAACTCATTGATAGAGCGTTTAAACAATCAGGGATTGCGGCCAGGTGATCAGGCTTACGATTCGGCCGTGGCCAACTTTGAACAAGGCCGCAACGATGCTTACGAGCAGGCACGCCTGGGATCAACTGCCGAGGGAAGATCCGAATCCGACTTGATGTTTAACCAGTCTGCA